GCATCTCGGGAGTGTATACATCCCAAGCAGCTTCGTGCTTGCCATAGTCACCTTTGAAGCACTTAAGGCGATAACCCCATGCCTCTAGGCTATGTCGTCCGTACAGCTTTTGTGGCATTCCTGTAGGACGCCTTTCATAATCACGGTCAAGAATATGGGGGTAAAACAGACGAGAGAGCACAAGAGTATCAACCACCTCTCCGTCGAAGTCGAAGTCGTATGTTTCACGTATCAGAGGAATATCGTATCCAGCTATATTGTGACCGATTAGTACATTAGCACGGCGAAGTTGTTCGATACCAGCATCAATAGGACGGTCGTCACGGTTGTCAAACACAATCGTTTCGTCCGGATTGTTTAGGTCACGAGCAACGACACAGTGAATACGTGAGCCTTGACGCAGCAGTCCAGTACTCTCAAGGTCAAAGATTAAAGTTTGCTTCATCGTCTGCTGTTGAATATTTTGCAATGTCGAAACTGTCTGTTTCAACCGGGTTTGTCGTGTAGAGGTCTTTGTTTTGGAACTGCTCTTCACGGTCGTCATATCTTGGCGCTTGCGTATTTGTTGTGAAACGTTCATCTTCAGTCTCGTGGATAGGTTCAATAGATATACACAATTCTCTTGCTAGCCTTGCTGCTCTTCGGAACTCATCTTTGTAATAAGCTTCCCATTCGTGAGCAAGTACAAAAATCTTACGCACACCCATAAGGTGCAGTTGAAAGACGGAAGCAGAGAACGGGTAACGGGTTGTATAAACAACAGCACCGGAAAGCGGTGTGCCACGCTTTGAAGCAGTGGCTATGGCATAGGTTACACAGTCAATCTCAACTTTGCAATGAGCGAGGATACTGCGCCCATCGCCAACAATTTCACGGTCACGTACTACAACACAACCGCCTGGTGCTAATGGATGAGTTGAGCCTTTACAGACTTGCTTGGCAATATCCATAAAGTAGTTGTCTTTATTTGCAAGGTAAGTCGGGTCTCCTTCTACAATCGGCATCTCACATATTGATATTTTCTTTCCTATATTAAGTAGTGAAGCCGATAGATGCGACTACATATGGACTACGAAAAGTTTAGAAAAGAGTTAGACCAATTTCGAAAGGACGAACTTGCAGACAAGAAGTTTGAATGTGACGTTCTTCAATTCAATGCACCTATTCGCTCAGACAGGGTCAATAGTCCTAGTCATTACACAAACGGTAAGGTAGAAGCTATTGAAGTTATTGAAGACGCAATTCAAGGTGCAAGCAGCATCAATGCAGGAATGCTGCAAGCACAGGTGCTTAAGTATTTGCTACGACTGTGGTATAAAGACGACCCAACAGAAGACGCAAAGAAAGCACAGTGGTACCTCAACCGATTAGTAGCCAAGCTGGAAGAGGAAAAAGATAGGTGGTAATCAGCAACGTTTAAAGAACAGGAAATAATCCCTGATTTCAAGCGCTTCATGGTCCATGAGGTGCTTTTTTAATTGCTTGTATACGCGCTCGTTGCTGTAAAGGGTGTGATAGAAGTATAAGCAAATGCCCTCGCTAAGCTCCGGCTCACGGGGGTCATACCATAAATACGGCATAAGACATTCCCAGGGTTCAAGTCCTTGCGATACCCAGCTGTTAAGCTCTTCAATGCGTTGAGCAGTCTTAATGATGTGCGCCTCGTGTGCTTTAGTTTGTGGCAAACAAACGAGTTGATTGTGCTGAAGTAAGGCGTGCTTCCACATTAGTGAACCATCACGCTGTATCAACCGACAAGGATGTACTTGTGAGCCTGACGGCAGTTGATATAAGTGCTCGGTTGCGAGGTGCTTAGACATCAGACCGCACCTTTATTATCTTGATAGTACTCCAAGTCTTTTGCCCAGTTATCACCAGCAAATTCGTTGAAGCACATACGTCCGATATCACGGAACGTGTTGTAGAACAGAGTTACTTTGTCAATATTCTGCATAGCTTGGTCCAATGGTGGACCGTAGACAATGATATTCCATGTCGATGGTGCGACTGGTTCAAAACCATTTGACGTAGCACGCAGCTGCTTTACACGTTTAAATGGAATGCAGAAGGGATAGTCAAGAATAGCAGGTGCTGCTCTTAGTAATTCAGATGCACTGGTAAAGAAGATAAAGCTATCAATGTAATTATTGCGATACTCAGAGATAGTCTTATTGAACCAGATACGATTATTCCTTACAGCACCTTTGGGTGATACAAAAACATTACCGTGCCAGTGTTCTTGCAGCGGATTAATTTCAATAGACGGAACAGTTGTTGCGTCTACAAGCACCTGCTGTACTGGGTCTGAGGTAGGGTCAAAGTCAATGCTACCCATCACCTGCCTAGCACGCTCAATGATTTGAGGTGTTGGATACAGCGGCAGTTTGAGACCTTGAGCTTTAAGTTTATCCGCTAAATTCTGCTGCGATCGCTCGGAGGCTTTCTTGGCTCCCACCTGCTTCGACAGTAAATGTTCTTGTTCCAGCATCACTAATCAATGTAATCAATACGTTTTTTGACCAGTCATTTTCGTCAACTTCGGCAATCAGCTTACGCAGGAACTCAACTACTTCACTATCTTCTTCTCGCTCTGCGACGACGATGTCTCTCTCGATATCGTGCCCGCTCATGAAGGTAGATGAGTCGTTCTGTAGGTTGATGATTAACGACCCTGCGCCGTGGCGCTGGACACCGTTCATCGCTACACCGATCAAGTCGGTAAGGATAAGTTCTGCTGTTGCAACCAAGAACTTCTGTTCGTTGTCTTTTTCCTCTCCGAACTTGTCGGAACGGATTAATTGCTGCAATAAATCTGTGCGTCGTGACATAACTAAATGACTTCTTAATAAGGATAAGTAATTTAAAAATCTTTCGTGGGCTCATTTTCATCTTCTCCGTGGTCAGTTGGTTCACGGTACATACCTGGGTCATTAGGTGAGATTTGAGTTGTGTGCCTACCTTTTAATAGGTCAGTCATCACAGCTTCAAATCGTTCACCGAAGTCGGTATCAGGATTAAGAAGTAAGTCTTCCCGAGCATCGATTTCAATGCTTTCGTCAATCTTAGCTTGCTCTTTCATTGCTTCTTCAACGACAAACTCAGCAACTTGCTGCTTGAGTGTATGTATCTGACAGGCAAGTTCAAAGCTTTCAAGGTAGCTATCTTGGTCTACGAAGACCCCAATGTTCTGCGGAATAAGATGAAAAGGATTACAGCAATACTTATTACCGCAAGTAGTCTTAACACCGGTAAACCCAAGGTCACCCCAAGTAAACCACATAGCAACACGTTGGGGATGATGCTGAGTGGAAGTCGAAATCCCATTACGCCTCCAGGCAAATTGAGGTTGTTTAGTCCTAGGGTTAATGCAGCCGTTCCAATTCCAGCACTCATCTGGTGCAGCAATATCTACTTGGCTCCAGAACTTAAGTGCTTTGATACGGTTCTTTTTCAATAATCGGTCGATGTCAAATGACAAACGACCTTCACGGGCAGCAGCTACACACCTAGTACAAGCTTGGTGGCTGTCGTATCTCATTGAATGTGACGAGAAGCGACCTAGTGAATGCCCTGTATACAAACAGAGTTCACCTTCTTCTGCAGTATTAGATAACTGCAAATTCCGTCTACCGTAAGCGTGACCGCCACGCTTTTTACTAGGCTTAGCTTCAGCCATCAGAAATCTCCTTCAGGTTTCACATAGGAACCACCGAGTGCTGGGTACTGCTCATTGATGGGCAATGCTTCAAGCTGGTGGTTAATCATGTATTCGTAGCGTGTGCTGTTCTCATATTTGATACGCACAAGCTTTGCTCGTGGTGTGTAGTACTCAGGTTTGCCTACAACCAGAGCAGTCAACTGATTCGGCAAAACTTGCACGCGCTGCCCAATCTGAATGTCAGATGATTTCATATTAATAGTTATAGTTTTCTACTATGAGTTAAGTGTAATCAGAAGTCCTTTAAAATGTGGTCTTCTGGCAGCGGGTCATCTTTTGGTCGAGCCCAGATACGGACTGACTTAGATTTGCCCGTAATCTTATCTTTGCGTGTAGTTACGCGACGACGCCAGTTAAGTGTTTGCAAGCAGTCAGCAACACGTCGTGCCTCCCGTCTTGCTTGCTGACGTGGGTCAAGGTCAAGCGCTTCAGTGAGAACCTCAGATGCGGTAACTTCTTCTTTTGTAGATACGAAGTTGCTGATTTTCTCCATCCAAGGGTCAGGGTCACCGAACTCTTGGATGTAGTCAGCAATCTGAGCAATCTCACCACTATTGAATTCATACGGTTCGCTGTTGCGGTAAGCCTGAACTGCAGCAGCCCAAAGCATGTCCCGCTCTTCTGCGAGTTTCTTCCAAGGGATAAGGAAGCCGGCACCGATTTCGAGCGGTACAAAACGACGGTTACCTGTACTGTCAACCAGGAACTGGTTACGGTTAGTCGTGCCAATCATCACAAACCGACGAGGCAGTTTGGATGGCAGAGATGCGTACGGATATCGCACTTCATCAACCCTGCTAGTCACAAGGTTCTTGAAGTTCTCGATGTTCTTGATCGAAAAGTAGTTGTCAATCTCTGGCAACTCCAACAGCCACGCCATGTGCAGGCGGTACTGCTCTTTCATCAGAGTCTCCAACGGTGTGGTGATCTCTGCAAAAAGAGCTTCAGGTACAAGGTTGCGAGCGAACATCGACTTACCAACGCCCTGTGCACCCACGAGAATGGGCAGCCAAGACATTGATGCACCTGGGTTGTAAGCACGAGCGACAGCGCCAATCATCATGCGCTGCATTGCCATGGTGGCAAGCGGGTGCTTGTTGCCTAGAAAGACTTCACCGATACGA